ATCGTCTTTGGCTTTGTCGGCTGCTGCTTTGCCCTCCTTAGAAATTCGCTGCTCTTCGGACTTAGCGCGATCTTCGGCGGCTTTTAGGCTTTCAGGTGTAGGTGCAGTTAGTCCTTCTTCCAAGCCAGCATCTTGCCGCAACTTTTTATACAAAGCAGGGTTTGTGTGAAAGTTGTCTAACTCGTTTACCGTCTTCTCTAGTTCGGCTATCTTGGCTTGAGTTGCTTCAAGGTTTTTAACATCCACTCCGCCAAGCCGTGCTTTTTCTGGACTCTTTGCCGCACCTTTAATGGCCGACAGTTGTTGCCGGGCTTCTCTTTGCTGCTTAGTGGCTTCTTTAGTTACAGCCTCTGCTTCTTTGGCAAATGAATCATCAAAGCCAAACAAGTCGCCATTACCCTCTTGCCCCTTAAACCCAGCAGCCATAGCAGACCGCATAAAGTTAACAGCATGGTTTATTGATTTTCCACCAATAACTTGAGACATGCCCAGGTTTTGCAGCGCCTCATCCTTGGGCGCGTTTATTGCGATTGAGGTTGCGGCTTCGTCGGAAATGTCTTTGTTACTGTGCGCGGCAATAAGCGATGGGCTTCCTGCATCCGCAATTGTGTAAGCCTGTCGCCCGACGGCAGTGTTAAGGAGTCCATCTGCTTTGGCTTGGTCTTTTGTAAGTCCAAACTCTTTGAAGAAGTTAACATAGTCTTTTACCTTTCCTCGTCCATCTTTTACGTTTAGTTCAATATCTAGCATCCGAGCCATGTCGGCAGTAAATCCGTCCGTCTCTTTATGGATTTGAGCGGGGATGGTGTTTTCACCACTTCTCTGCGCCAGATCAAGCCGGTGCCTACCACTGATAACTTCCATATCTCCGTTGGCTCGTTGCCAAACTTGGATTGGAGATGCAAGCCGACGATCAAACTTGCCTTCTAGCTTGGCCTCTTGCGTTACACCCTTTTGATCTGCGCCTTCCTTAAATTGAGGAATGTCTGTAGACAATTTCAGGCTTTGAACAGGGACTTCGGCAACACTACCTTCTGTGTAGGTAGGCTGTCCAGCAAGTGTGTTGTCTGGTTTTGTCTCAGTTACGACAGGTTTTGTTTTACTGGAAGGGGTTGTTTCTGTAGTCAATTCACTGTAAACAGAAAGCAACTCAGTAAATGCCGTGTCCCGTTTAACGCCAATTAGATTTGCAATAGTTTGGACAAACGAATCCCATGCAGAAGTGTTCTCGTACTTAATGCGTTTCAGTTCAAGCTGGAACGATGGGTTTGCCATACCTTCCGCAACAAACTCTTGGATGCTTTCTAAAGCATATGGCTTGCGGTAATTTTTATCTTGCTTTGCCTTTTCCTCCAATTGTGCTTTGACATGCTGGTACAGTTTATTAAGGCGAATGACAATGGGTTTTTCCCGCAATGATGGACTGGCAATTTTTTGCAGAACCTGAGCGTGAACAATCTCATGCGCCAACACTTGTTCGTCTTTGGCAAAATACTCCGGCACACGAATTGTGTCTGCTGCTGAATCATAAGCGCCAGCCACGCCCATTGATTTGGCAGAGCCGGTTGAGGTCATCTGAAGCGCATCTTCGCCAACCTCATTGGTAATGTCTTCAAAAGCCTTTTGTAGCGCTTTGAAATCTTCTTTGGTTTTTAGTTTTACTGGGCCAGTGGGCAACGGCGAAAACATGCTATGGCCGTTATCGGCAATTCTGCTCAAGCTAATTTGCCCGGCATCCTCACCATTATCAAAAGCGTTAATTTTTTGATCGGTAATGTCGTATCCAAGTCGTGATCCATCAGGTAAAGCATCAACCTGTGAAGCTAGTTCACGTATCTTGTTTAGCGCCTCAAGGTGCATCTTGGCACCATCAATAGACATTTGACGCATGAGAGGGTTTTCTCTTGCGTAAGTTTCCTCTGCTTGATCGTCAATGACAATTTTTGTCCCAAGACTTTTAGCGCGTCTTGCAATCTCCGCAACAATGACGTTCTTGCTTTTTTCTAACGCGCTTAACACACCTTGGAAGCTCCCTGCCTTTGCAGCCTTTTGAGCGGGTAGGTTTACCCTGCCACTTAGCGACCCTGGATATGGCTGTTTAGCGCCAATAGCCTTACCGAAAGCAATAGCCTCTTGCCTTTCTGTAGGCGTGCCCGGCTTCTTATCTTCCACAACAGGTGGCACGGCTTCAGGTGCTTTTGTCTCAGTTGCGACAGGTTTTGTAACAGGCGCCACTTTATCGGCGGTCGTATCTATAAGAATTTTGGGATACGTCTGTTTTTCGTCCTCTCGCCGCAAGGCAAGTAGCTGCTCAGTCATTGCAGGCTCTTGTGCTTTTACCTCTGGAGTGGTGTAGTCAAGCCGGTCAATAGCTGCTTGCTGCTGGCGAAAGTTCTGTAGTGGGTCAGCGCTGTAGGTGGTAGCAAGTATCTTGCGGTACTCAATCTCTTTTGCTTTGTTGGCAGCAGCCTCTTCCAGCTTTTGCTTTTCACGCTGGAGTTGGACTAACTGTGTACCTGTGGTGTCAGTACCAACCATCCCAGGCATTTGCCTAGTACGCTCTTGTGCTGATGCTTGCCGTTGTTCTGCTTGTGCCTTTTGCTCTTGCTGTATGCGGTCTTGTTCTGCTTGCCGTTCTCTTGATGCAGAGACTAGATCAGCGCCAGCCGTGGGTGCGCCTTGCAACATCGACGCCATATCCCCACCGGTCACAGACAAGGCAGGCTGGTATAGGTTAGGCTCACGCTCTCTAGCGCCTGCAAGTAGGTCAGTGCCCGCTGTTCCTTTGGCTTGCTCTTCCAGCAGGGAAACAATGTCTGTTCCGGTCAAGGATGGAACAGGTTTGTACGCCGGTTGCTCGGGTGGTGTTACTTCAGGTTTCGGTTTCTCCACAGGCCCGCGCCCACCAATAGCAGATACAGGCCCAGCGGTCAATCCACCAATAATGCCCTCTTGTGCTGCTTGTCCAGCCACGCCTTGGAATGTAGGCACATCCCGCCCAGTACGCTGTAGAGCAATGTTGGATGCAAGCCGTTCTTGTCCGCCTTGTGCGCCTTCGGTAACGCTTTCCTCTGCCATTGCCCTGCCTACTCGGGGCAGCAGTTTCTCTCCGGCTTTCTCTCTGCCTTCTTTTGTAAGGAACTTCTCAATACCGCCCCTAGCTGCTGCAAGTCCAGCAACACCGCCAAGTGCGATCTGATCTAAGTTCTTGCCTGCGTAGTCTTGCGCGGCGTCAGCCTTTTGTCTTGCCTCTTCTTCAGATAGGCCAGATTCTTTTTCTGCTTTGTAAACAGCATCGTAGATAGCGCCCTTTACAGCGCCTGCTCCTTGTGCCGTACCAACCACAGGGGCATAGGCTTTAGCCGCTACGTTGGCAGCAGCCACGGCGCGGGTACTTAGGCCAAGCGCAGCGGCAACAGGGCCAGCAAACATGGCTGGAAGATACGGTACAAAAGAACCTAGCCCTTGGGCAACAGACTCAATCGGTGCTTCGGCAATATTCTGTACGCCAGCTTTAATCTCTTCCCATGTGCTACCAGACTGTTCAGCCTTCTTCATGCGCTCCTGCTGGCGCTGCATCTCGGCTTGTCGCTCTGGGGTGTACTGCTCACCTAAACTTTTGCTTACGCCACCAAGATATTGCGATGCAGCATTACCTGCACCAGCAACATTGGTTAGTGCTTCTGCGCTACCTAAAGCACCTTGGCCGAAAGCAGTGCCAATGTTTTTAAGTGAAAACCCAGCAGGTTTTACTGGTGTAGGTTGAACAGGCTGCTGCCCACCCATCAGGCTTCTCGCTAGATCGGCTAATGCTTGGGCGGCTTGCGTATCTCCAGCGGCATCGGCTTTTTCAAGCGATGACAAAACCTGTTGCAAATCCATTATTTAGCTCCGTATTTTTCAAGCGCTGCTTTTTGTGCTGGAGTAATTGTAGGCTCGGTAGACGCTTGGCCTCCAAGCTCTTTCTTTATCAACTCTTTCCTGATTGCGTAAATATCAGGCACCGGTTTGCCAGCGTCTTTGGCTGCTTTTTGCATCTGAGATACGTAACTCATTCCGCTCATGGATTCCAAGAACTTACCCACATTGTCAGTGGCTTGGTCCAATGTCATGTTGCCTTTCATGTCAGCGCCAACTCGTTTTACCTTCTCGTAAGCCTCAGCGTATGACAAATTCCCTGCTTGCATATACGAACGAATGGCATTTTCTTCCACGGTAGCTCTCTGAGCGGGAGGGGTGTTGTTCAATTTAATGCGTAAATTACGATCAAGTTCTGCAACTTTTTCGGAAGAAGTAATTCGTTTTCCTTCCATATCCGCTTGTATATCCTGGCCGCGCTCTTGGGTTGCACTCTGCATCCTTTGCTTGGCAAGCTCATTAGTCGCTGTGATACTTGCATTGGCACGAGCATCTTGAGCAGAGATGTATTTCTCTTTCTCTGCGTTGTAAGCGGCTACATTACCAGTGGCTTGGGCTTGTTTCATGCCCTCCATAGCTCTCCGCATAACCTCCGTTGCGTCATTACGGATGGTGTCTGCAAGGTTATTAGCCTGCTGTCGTTCTGCGTCACGTTGGGCAATAGCGCCAAGTCCACCAGTCGGTGCAGACAATGTGTAAAGCGCATCAGCCCGCTCCCGCGCTTTGCGAAGCCGATCAGTCTCCGCTTGATAGGCAGTGAGTTGTTCCTGCTCAGGCTCTCCAGCACGTTTAGCGCCAGCAGCAGTACGGAATGCCTCTTGCGTATCAAGAGTTCCTTGGATGCTTGGTTCTTGCCTTGCCATCGGGAACGCTGCACTAGCTGCTTTAGCCATTTCAATAGGTGTTTGTGCAGCAGGTAACGTAGCAATACCAGCCGTAGGTTGTGCTGGTGGTTGTGCGGGTGGCTGCTGTGGTTGTGCAGGGGGTTGTGCTGATGGTGCAGCACGAGGGCGTGGAGCCGCTGCGGAAGGAGGAGGTGGTGGTGAGTCCATATCTAGGCGCGGTTGTCCAGGCCTTTTTGGAAGCGCAGAGGGAAGCCCAGCAGGGGGTGTGCTTGCAGCAGGTTGGCTGGGTGGCTGGGTAAGTGCGGCTAGTTCCGCTTCAACTTTTGCGGCTTGCGGAGCGCCAGCGTTTCTCAGAAATTTTACTTGGGCTTCCAACTCTTTAATCTTTTTTGCTCGTGCAGCAGCTTCTACGCGTTGAGTATCCAAGGCCTCTGCTTCTGGAATGTCGCTACTTTCGACGCCGCTAAATCCAATGATCCCACCGGCGCGGTAGTCAAACATGCGTGGGTTTACAGGCAACCTAGCTAGTCCACCTCGTGCCATCATCTGCGGCTCAGTTGGCTCCTCCGGTTGAAGTTCAGGCTGGGGCACATTCTCGGGTGCAGGCTGTGGTGCTTGTGCCATTTGGCTCATCATCTGCTGTTGGGCTTGTTGCTGCTGTTGGCCTTGTAGTGCCATTAGCCCAGCCTTTTGGTTAAGTTGCTCTGCAATACTAGGCTGATCACCTTGTGCGCCTTGTGCTAGGCCAGCTTTCTTCTGTGCATCCATGCGCTCGTTCAGCACAGATGTTGCTAACCAGGGTGGTACTTGCGGGTCTTGTCCTTGAGCCTTGGCTTGCAACACCGCCATAGGCAGCATCTTCAGGTCATCTTGTAGTTTTACGAGATTCATACAATTTCCTTAGATGGTAACGCCAAGTTTTCTTAGTGCGTCAATAACACTCTGGGCACCGGTAACTGAACTTGTCAGGTTATTGATGCCTGTTGTGCTTTCAGTTGATTTCTGAGGCGATAAAGGCAAACCAGTCAACATATCGCGCTGAAATTTGAGCATAGCCGCAGGGTAATCACGCTGCTCTTCAAATTGCTGCCGATCCGCAGCGATACCCTCACCTTCAATGCCACGTTGAGTTGCACCCAAGGTCGCCATATCGCCCAAAGATTTAAGCCCGTAGTCTGCACTGTACTGGCGTGATGCTTCGGTAGCCTTCTCGGCACCAAGTCGGCGGTCTTGCTCAGTATTGAACTGACCCATTGCCTTGTCGTAAGCAGTCTGGTATCCAGAACCAATTGCTTGGGTTTGTTTGTCAAGCAGGTTGCGGTTCCCTTCGGATTCCATGATGGCTTGTCTGCTACCACCAAAAGCCCCGGCTTGGGTCATTCGTCCCGCATCGCCTACACGGGTAATGTTAGCCTGCCTCCGCATCTCATCTAGTTGCGGGTTAAGCGCAGCCGATAGGTACGGATTCATGTACTGTTGTGCTTGCTCTGCACCAAACGTGCCACCTTGGTAGGTTGTTGGTGTATACCCTGCACCAGCCAATGCGCCGATTCCTGAGAAGGCTTTTTGCTGTAGGTCAGAAGCACCAGCGGTTAGTGGCCCTCCGTAAGTCTGTTGTGGTGCATTAGCCAGCGCTTGAGTTTTACCAAGCATTCCAGTTACGTACTCGCCAGCCCACGGAGATAGACTCGATGACAACCCACCACCTACTGCACCGCCTACATCAAATTTAACTTTACCACCCGGCATGAAGTTTTCTGGGTTGATCTGTTTACCTTGCTCTGGGTTGCCAGTCCGCGCTTTGCGAATCTTCTCCATCATGGCGTATAGCTTTTCAGAGCCAGCTTTGCCATCTCCACCACCAATTTTGGCTACCATTTCTGGGCTGATATAGGCTTCGTCGTTTGCAACCAAGGCTTTTTCCTTACCACCTATGTGAGTTGGGATGGAATCGCTCATGCCATCACCATCACCTTTGATTGGTTTAGCGTTTAGTTTCTCTGCCAATAGGGCTAAACCCGCGCTAGAACTACCGTTACCAAAGTGGGCCACTACGTCAGCAGGTACAACAAACCCACCAGCAGCTAGGCCACCGCCAGCAGCCATAGCCTTGAACTCTTCCGCTTTTGGCACTGGCAAAAGTTGTGCCACGCCAGATGCTGGATTTTCAGTGGCTGCGGTGGTTGCCGTCTGTGCCGAAGGATTCCACGAGATTGGCATAATGTTAGCGGTAGGCGCTGCTGCGGCTTTAGGTGTGTACCTAGATGCAATACCCTGTGCAGCAGTCGTTGCTGCTGTTTGTGCTGCGGCTGCATCTGCGGGGGCTGCGTACTGCACATCGGTGAAGTATTGACGGCCACCTTCTCCTGGCCTGCGGTTTGGATCAGCAGCGTAAGGAACTTGAGCGCGAGTAGCGGTAAGGGTTGGAACTGGCTTTGTATACCCAGCAGACTCGTACTTCTTGTCGTTGCCACCCATCAACCCATAAAGGGCAACACCAGCAGTGGCTAGGCCAGCCGTGTTTAGCTTGCCGTCTTTGATAATGAGAGATTTGACCCCATCAGCAATAGATTGGCCGAATTTTGCAGCGATACCCGCAATAGTTGTATCTGCATCCTCAAGTGTTTTTATGCTATCCAAAGCCCTGCTAGGGTCGGAATAAATGTCAGCAATGCTAAGTGATGTTCCATCGCTTAACTCAATTACGTCATCAAACTCATAACCTTGTATGTAGTCTGGGATGTTTTCTGCTGCGTAATCGTACTCATCAACGATGTTGCCATATTCATCTACGGTGGTTGACATATTTAACCTCTCTATCGTAATGCGCGAAGTAATTCGTCAAGATGCGGGTCGCCAGTAGATTGCGAATCATCTTGGTCATAAATCCCTAGCAGGGCAAGTAACTCATCTACAGACCCACCTTTTGCCATTTTAGCCTCTTCCTCATCTTTGGCGAGTTTTTTTGGCGCTTCATAAAGGAACGGCGTGTAGTCAATCGGGCCTTCTTCTGCCCAGCCAGCAGCACCCACTAAAGCACCCGGCTCTATTGTTGTGGCGGAGGTGTACTGTGAAGGAGATGCAGTTGGGCTAGTTGGCCTAACGGTAGGCAATACGGTGGGTCTAACTGTAGGTCTAACTGTAGGTATAACAGTAGGCGTTACGGTAGGCGTAACCGTAGGTGTTGGCGTTACGGTAGGCGTGACCGTTGGAGTCGGTGTAACAGTTGGCGTTACGGTAGGTGTGGGCGTAACTGTAGGTGTTGGGGTAACTGTAGGTGTTGGGGTAACTGTAGGTGTTGGTGTAACAGTTGGCGTAGGTGTAGCGGTTGGCGTTACGTCAGGAGTGGTCGTCGGAGTAGTTGTTGGGGTTGTTGTGGGAGCAGTCGTCGGAGTGGTTGTGGGTGTAACAGTTGGCGTGGTTGTTGGCGTTACGGTAGGCGTAGTCGTGGGTGTTGTCGTGGGTGTTGTCGTGGGTGTAGTTGTCGGAGTTGTCGTAGGCGTGGTTGTGGGCGTACTCGTCGGAGTGGTTGTCGGAGTAGTTGTGGGCGTACTCGTCGGAGTAGTTGTAGGCGTGGTTGTCGGAGTAGTTGTTGGGGTTGTTGTAGGGGTTGTTGTGGGCGTAACCTTATCGTCTACTACTTTATCGCCAACTACGGGGTCAACTACGGGGTCAACCACTGGATTGCCTACAACATCTCCGACTTTTAGGTCATTGTTTGTGTTATTTATTACAGTAACATCACCCGTATCCGTTACGACAAGGGCTGTGTTTTCATTGGGGTCAGTGGAAACTACGGTGCCAGTAAGTTGCCCTGGCCCTGCAAGCGAAAGAATATCATTTGCCGGAAAATTAACATCAACATTTTGCTGGTCTCCAGAGGGCTGAGTTGGTCCAATATCTGAATAAACCGTAACCTCATCGCCAGTTTGCAACTCTCCATTAGGGTTATTTACAACAGTAACAGCGCCTCCATCTGTTGTAACAAGTGCGGTGTTATTGGTTGTATCTATGGATAGTACCGTTCCCAATAAACTTCCGGGACCGGCATTTGCCAAAAGCGTATTTGATCCAAGATTGGAACCGACATTTAGCTGACCCGCTCCCTGTTGGGTTGGACCAACATCTGAATAAACAGTGCCTGTGCCAGTGTTTGCACCCTCTGTGGTAACACCGGGTTTAGTTAGGAAGTCATCTACCTTTGTAGTGTCTGTATCAACATCTCCAGTTACAGTATCACCAGTTTTTAATGTGCCATCTGCATTGTCTACAACCGTAGTAGCGCCGTCATTACCTACCACCAACGCCGTATTGTTGTCGGTTTCGGTAGACAGCACCGTGCCTGTAGCGGGTTTTTCAGTAACACCAGTTGCAGAACCAATATCCGTAAGGTTGGTATTGTTTGATGTATCCAACCCTTCATTTGTTACTCCGGGTTTATCTAAGAAGTCATCTACGGCAGGAGCCAACTTATCCGCTGGCACACTCTCAACAATCTGATTGGCAAGGCTGATTGCGTCGGCGTCTGACATATTGGTCAGGCCAAGATCAGCCATCATCTCCTGTGCGGCAGCAGCGTTTACTGGTTTGCCAGCTTCAAACGACGACATGCTTTGAAGGAATGTATCTAGCTCCGTCCGCGCCTCTGCTTCGCTCTTGGGGCCAACAAGGCTATCAAGCACCTGTTGTGATGGGTTGGTATAGCCAAGTTCTCTGGCTATCTCGCGGGCTTCTGATTCGTCAGTGCTGAATGGGTCTACATAAGTAGGATCAATCCTATTACCGGACTGCACGTAAGTAACCGCATCAGGAAGTGCGTCAGCAACTTGCTCTGCGCTCATCCCTGCTTTACTTAATTCACTAGCAGTGGATTGTGTCACTGCGTTAGATACAAAAGTATTGCTTAAAGAATCAAGCGCCGGATCGGCAGGGTAACCAGCATCAGCAAGCAGGGTTTTAACCTCTCCTTGTAGCTTCCCAAGTTCAGATGCAGATGCGCCACCAGATTTAACCAGATCGTTTATCTTGGTGGATACGGAATCTACCTCGGCTTGCGGCACTCCAGAGGACAGAAGTTTTTCCTTAAAATTGGATACGGCTATGTCAGCAGTAGCAATGGCCGCAGAATGTCCTCCGCCATAAATGCTTTCAAGCAAAGAGGTTGTAACAATATCTTTCCAGTTAAGGTCTGCGTCTGGATTAAGAATCTTTTGTACTGCGCCTTCAATACTGCCAGCCTCTACACCTTCGCTGATTGCTTCTTTTGTTGATGTTTGAGCCGCAAGACCATATCCGACAGATGCGGCGTCATTTTGTATTGCAGTCTTAAATGATGTTTTCATGGCCGCACTTTCGGTAGTGTTGCCAAGAATCTGTTTTGCTAAAGCATTACCCCCAGGCAATGCAAGCACCGCCCCAGTTATGCCACCTGCCGTAAGGAATGCTTTTCCAGCTTTATCTTCCGCATAAGCTTCTGCCTGTGCGGGAGTCATTTCCCCGCTTCGGACTTTATCGCCAACGCTGGTAATCGCTTTTTTATATGATTCGTTGTAAGTTGCCCCAGCTGATTCTGCAATGTTCAGAACCATGTCAACACCAATGCCCAACTTTGCAGCAATCGATGGAGCGGCTTTTAGTAACGCAGAGGCGTACTTAACACCAGTCCCAGCGCCAAGCGTTCCTAATGTCTGTATAACTTCAGAGGCTACATTAAATCCGGTCAGCAAAGGCCGATCAACAACAGAAGACAAAACAACCCTCGCCGTATTGGCAATGCCGTTTGCATTTTTAACATCATCCCAAAACTTTTGAGACTCTTCTTTAATTTCCGTGGGTTTTTGAGCTTCGTTAAAAGCTACAAACTTATTGATGTTGTTTGCTATTTCTCCATCTTTATCCATTAACCCAAGGAATTTACCTGCACCGGAGAATGCGCTTGCCAATTGAGAACTTGCATCTGTAAGTAATGATCCAGTAACTTGCAACGCTTTAGATTGATCGGCTACCGACAAACTACCACTTACCACATTTCCAGCATAATCCCAGACGCGAGTATCTTCTACAACGTCACCAGTTTTTTGGTTAATAAACGTGTTCTCAGCGCCCGATGGCGTACCAGTTTGCGTATTTCTTGCGCCGCCAAATGCAGGGATAAGATCAACTCGCGCTTGTATTGCTGCGGTAGAGTTGTACTGACGAGCGTTTCTTTCTTCCGTTGTCTCCGTAGTAAACGCCGCGCCTTTGTAATCAAACGCCTTGTCAGCGCCGAGCAGCTTTCGAGCAGTATTGAATGCCTCGCCCCTGTTAGGCTGCATGTCAATGACAGACTGAAACAAAGCCTTTTCTGTAGGCCCGCCCGGCTGCATTGTGTAGACGCTACCATCGTATTCAAACTGAGTATAGCCAGCAAGTTTTGCTTCATTAGCGGCGTCTTGCTTTGTGTTGTAGTCGCCACCTTCAAAAACAAGTTGCTTTTGAACCAATGCGGTCTTTTGCGCGTCGGTCAGTTTTAAGTCTTCTCCAGATGCCGCCTTGAGAATTGCCCCTTGCAGATCGCCCCATTCATCAGCATTAGCTGTATTGGTTCCACCAGTCTGTGACGCGGTTTGCGCCATGCTGGTTTCACCGGGCTTACCTTCAGTCAGGCCAGAGTTTTGTAAATCAGCAATGGTTGTGTCAGTTATGACTGTTCCTGTGCTTGCATCGGCAGCACCACCTGTAATAGGTGTTACGTAATCTGTCCCTGTACTAGCATCAGCAGCACCACCTGTAATTCCTGTTCCCCCAATTGGAGGAAGTTCCGTTCCCGTTACAGTGCTGCTTGTAACTGGGGTGGTTTCTGTTAGCCCTGCGTCCGCAAGAATGTCGGCAATATCAGTGCCAGCGCCAAATCCACCTTGCATAGCGCCCGTAGTGCCAGAGATTCCCGTGTTTACTAATCCATTAGCCGCTAAGGTTGACTCAACATCATCTAGCGTTGCGGCTCCACCAGTTACCGTATCAGCCCGTTGCGCCGGGTCTTGTGACATGGGATTAGCTGCGGATGCACCGGGGGTAGCTGTCACTGCATCCAGCACATAGCTGGTGCCTTCTCTCAACGCAGTGTTGAGCATTGACTTAGTGCCGTCACCGCCTTGGATGGTAGTAGCGATACCAGATGTGACTACTTTTTTGGCGGCATCGGGTAAGCTATCTATGCCGGGGATATTTTTTACTATCTCGTTGGCTGCTGCGCCTGCTACTGTAGAAACTACAGACCGCCCAATTCCTTGTAAAACTTCATCCCCGCTTTTACCTTGAGCAACTGCGGTTACAACGTCAGTCCCGGCTTTGAAGATGGCTTGCTGTGCAATCGGGTTGTCGGTTACATTTTTAATAGCAGCCTTCACATCAGCGCCAAATGCCTGCGTTAGCCCTGCCGTACCAACTGAAATAATGGCACTTGTAAGAGCCTCATCTAACGACTTGCCTTGCGCTACGCTAACACCGGTTTGGGCTAACGCTGTGCCAATGGTTGTTGCCATAGCAGGGGTGGCGGCTGCGCCCGTAAGAACCCCAGCGTTTACCAACGACTGCCCAAGTGCCTGCCCGATTCCGGGTAAAAAGTACGAAGCGGCAAGCCCAACAATGGCAGGGGCATTTCTGGATAGGCCCAAGGTGTTATCGAAGTCTGCTAAAGCCTGACCAATAGAAGTAAGCCCGCTAGACAACCCTAACGAAGAGTCGATCCCGGCAAAAAAGTCGCCAACAATATCGCTGGTATCAGGGGTATACGTGGTAACAAAATTTCCTTGGGTGTCGTACCTGTTGATGGTGCCGTCAGGGTTAACTGATTCGTATGCCTCTAGAGATGCGGTAATTGGAATGTCAACATTAGGACCACCCCCACCGGTTGTGCTTATTACCGGAGCAAGCGTTTGACCAGCAGATGGGCCGCTAGTGGCAACAATCGGAGGCGCAGCCACAGAGGAAGTTGCTGCGGCGCGGGTAGCTACAGCCGGATTAAAAACCCATCCTTGCTGCGGACCTTCATAAGTCCAACCCGGCTTGGAGTAGTCAGGGGTTGCTACTGCGGCTGGCGTAGGATAGTTTTGCTCATCCCCGCCTTCGCGGTAAAAGTACCCACGGGCGCTGCGCTTTAGTTCTAGGATGTTCATTGCGTGGTCAAATCAAAGAATGAAAGGGCACCCCAAGCATCGCCTGTAGGGGTAGCGTCTAGGGTTCTGATAGCCAAGGTGTAAATGTCGCTCACCCCCGCAATAGATGAGCCAAGCTGCAAGTCCCAGTTATAGCCAGCATCCACTCGCGCTGCACTTCGGCCTTGTGAGGTGGAGGTCACGTAATCCTGCGCCACAATGGTGCCACCGGTCATTGCGGTAGCCGTCTCGTCGTAGTCTACATTTGAAGAGACTGACGTTGCCCAAGATGGCCCGGTAAGCGTAGCGTTCTTGTACAGCACCACTTCGTAGTTCTGCGTCACTGTAGGCAGCGATTGAGCCTGCTTCACTATCACCACTGCGCCGTCTCGGCCAGAGGCAAGTCGGATTGAAACCAGCGGAACAAAGGTTGTACTAAACCCAGTTAGCTTGGCTGTCCTGCGGGCCGTGTATTCAGCGGATTGGGCATCGTATCCACCTTCGGACATAACCGACGAGCAAATCTGTTTCAGCGTAGCCGCCACCGCAGAGGTGGAGGTGATTTCATACCGCACCGGCAGGATAGCCGTGGTCATGTATGTAGCTGTAATCTCGTTTGCATTGGTGAAGGTGTTGCAGACAATGTATTCACCGTTGATGATGAACCCGCACCGTACCGATCCAACTCCCAACCACTCAAAGTCCATCCACAGAATCTGGGATTTGGCCGAGTCTAGGGTATACCCTGATGCACCTGTGCCGTCTAGCTTGTCGCCATTCCAAGAAGATTGCGGGATAGACCGCACATCGCTCACTGATCCCGTCACAGAAGACCGCAGCACGAAAGAGTTTGTGCCATCAATACGCTGGAAGAACACGCCGTTGGCCGTGTCAAAGTAACCTACTCGCTGCGTCAGGTTCAGGCTCTGACTTCCATCCATGCAGAATGTAGCCAACACCAATAAGCTCTTACCCGGCTGATACGGAAACCTGCGGTACGTCTGTCGTACAACCGACCCAACCCCGCCAGCAGTCACGTTCATGTTAATCGTGGACTCATTGACTTGGTAGGCAGTAGCTCCGGTTCCAGTCACGGCTGTGTTGTACTGAGTGTCAGCAGCGTACCGGTTTTGACTATCAAACAAAGTGTACGGCTGGCTAACTCGCACACGCCCAAAAGCATCTACGTTGGTGCCGCCGATGGATACGGGTACAGTGTCAATGGTTGCCACAAGCTGTCCTATGATCTGGTCAAGTTGGTTAAAGTACAGCCGCAGAATATTGTTTAGCTGGTCAATGTACCGCTGGTCGTATTCCTTTGGCGCGTTCGGTAGCCGGGGCGCTACAGTGTGTTGTAGCTCGTAGGTGGATGTAACGATAAGCGTCATGCCTATCTCCGGCCGTCCGGGCGCAAATCTATCCGTGACGCCCCAAGCTGCCATTGCACACCAAGCGCAGACGTTCCAGTAGATTCAACCTTCATCGACATTTGCCGCGCCCGAATACGAATGTAAACTTGCCCAGTGTATTGGTCTACTTGCACACTGGTAACAGGCGGGGTGGTTCCTGCGGTCTGAATTACAGTTGCAGTTGCGTCAGTAGAAATGCCACCCACAGACGGGGGCGTTGTATAACCAGAGCCAGAATTCTTTAGCGGCTGAAGCGCCATTGTGATAGAAGGCGTCGTAGAAGTTGATCCTCGAAATGTTAAATCAGGGATCAGCCTCCACACAAATGCAAAGTTGTGCCCGTCGCCAATGTCAAATTGTGAGCTTGTAATGTATGACGTAATAGCAACAGGGGTAATTGGCTCTCCATCGTTGACCCCAAATTCATGGTTAACAAGCACTTGACTATAGGTTGCGGCTGTAGGGTAATCCCGAAGCGAAGTATCAATCCAAGCAGTCCGAGCCATAGACCCGTAGTACCAGATGGCTTCGGTGTAGTTGTAGATGACGTAGCGGTCAATTGTGGTGCTGGTAGCAGAGCAGTAAAACCACCATACCTCATTAAAGCCTTCGTTAGTTCCAGAGAAGATTTGCGATGATTGCGCCTTGTTTATATCGTTAAAAACATGCCGTAGCAGATCGCAGTTCAGTGTCTGCACATTACCATCGTATTTGTAAAACTTATCAGTCCCCATCCAGTAAGCTACACCGCTTGCATACGCCATGCTATTTAGGCTGGCAACGGAAATATTGTCAGAAAGAAGCTGTGTCTTCCATACGCCCGGAGGTCCAAGGTACTGCAATGAGTACAGCGCGGCGTCAGTCCACACCAAGATTTCTTGCCGGGCTTGTAGTACGCCAGTAATAAGTGATCCGTGAGACAGTCGAATACTACCGGATTGATTGGTGGCGGCAGGTTGCCACTGCGTAACGCTTTCTTGGTCAGACCACCTCACCAGCATGGGATCGTAGACCGTACTCAGATAGTCGTTAGTGCCGAACAGCATTGTGAACCGGCTGGAATCCGAAACAATAAGCGTGTATTGGCTTAGTGGAACCTGATTAGCTCCAGTCAATGATGTAACGGGAACGGCGCGAATGGAAATGCTGTGTGTACCAGACCCAGCAGTAGTCGTGGCAATTGCCGCTCCGCCAGATGTAAGAGCCAAGTTAAACGTGGTATCAGTAACGTACTTCGTGTAGTAAATTGTTTGCGGGGCAAGGGGTAAGGGTAACGCGCCTGTCGTACTGAACATGATCGGCGTATTTGCCGGTACTGGATAGTCTGTATTTGAAGTTAAAGTAACAAGACCACCGGGGTTTGAGATGGTACAAGTCGTAGGGGCGGCAAGGTTTGGTACGTAGCCCGCAGCCCAATAATAAAGCGCACCCTGCTTTGGACCAAAAAGTAAGTTCTCACCAAAGTTGTATTGCGACCAAACCCGGAGAGTTGTTGTGGAAGAAAAACCTATGCCTCCCCACGTTCCAGACCCCCAAGTTCCAGAACCCCATGCAGAAGGCGCAACACTAATGCCCTCGCCAATATGTAGTTGGTAGGCTGCATACGCAACAGAGCCACCGCCAGCGCCACCTCCAGTAGCATTGGTAGAAGCGGTAATTGTGTACGTTGAAGCCGTTACAGGGGCTTCGATTAAATATTCGCCGTTTAAGTTAAGCCCGTTAAAAGTCGTTACCCCGTAAAAAGTTACGTAATCGCCCTCTGCAAAGCCTCCAGTCACATCGGTAACCGTTACCGTGGGAGAAAGATCAACAGTTGTAAACGGATCATTTCCAAGTAGATTCGTAGTCCGTAGCGGGGTAATGTCATAGTAAGACCCGCCCTGCTCAATGTAGAACTTGCTCTCTGTACCAACACCCATAAGGTTTGCGCCAGCCAGAGTAGTCCAGTTCCACAAAGAACGGCATGTGCCAATGTAGGTATTGTTGGAAATGCGGTTCCAACCACCAATCTTTTCGGGAGTGCCTTGGCGAAAACGAACTTTGTCCGACTCGTACCAACCGCCTTCGTTGGTGTATCGTGTGTTCTCTCGATTGACTCCGGGCTTTAAGGCAAGTTTCTGTAGCGGCATTTTTAATCCTAAGATAGAAACAAGGCGCGTTCATCGTTTCGGCGCTTGATTAGCCCCGGTAAGATTTTACCCCCACCCCGTGTAAATTTTAAAAACTCATCTGCCGCCGCTTCCATCTCGCCCCGAAGAACCTTCTGACGGAGGGTGCTTCGCTGTACGCCGCCCAAACCGAGATTAAAAGCAAAGCTGATAAGAGCATCGTTTTGACCTTGGGTAAGCACCATAGGAAAAAGTTTGGCGATGCCAGCCTCAAATCGCTGGAGATCAGCACTAAGGAGTCCATCTACTTCGGCTCCGGGAAACGCACGTTGATCTTTTGCTTGAAGCGGGTAAGCATCTCTTTCATCCAGTGGTAAACGTCCCTGATCTGGGTATAGAACATGACCTACTCCGACAGTCCATAGCTTTGCGGGACAACGGTAAGGTTTAAACCTCACCCCTTCATGGTGCTTAATCATCTCTTTGCACCGGGCAGAGACTTTCATTTTTTACCGAAAGCCTGACTTCCAAACCAAAAGCTAATAACGCTTGCCCAAATGATTTGAGTTTCGTCGTCCCAAATATTGTTAAGCATGACTTGGAAATCAACGCTGTGCTTCCACGCATAAACAAAACCAGCAACGTCAACAAACACTAGCAGCAAGAACAATCCATACGTGATGATGGGCCTAACCCCCGCACGGAGATTGATCATCCACTGTGATGCGCCTTGACCAATAGCTATGTCATGGGTGTACAGGGCGCTGCGTTCTGCTGATGCTGCCTCTATCATCTGGCCTTCGACTCTAATTTCTTCAACCCTTTGTTGGGCTTCAAAACCAGCCTTGCGAAGTTCTAGTTCACGCTCAGTTTGGAGTCGAGCCATTGCCATCTCATGGCTCTTATCGGCGCGGTCTTGGAAAAACCCCAACAGCTTGGGCAGGCCACCGGCCAAGAAGCTAACCAGTGTGGTAATTAAAGTAATCATCCTTAACCCTTTAACTCAAAATTAAGATTTGCGTGGCGGGGGTACTGCACCACTCGCTCACCCTCCGGGCATCTGTACTTAATTGTTGCCAACAGAGTCGCTGTACCCGGCGCAACCTTTTCTTTCTTTACCATTGTGAGTTGGTAAGTAAACGTGTCAACCGTTGGCCCCGCTGGGCCGCTGAACTTGCTGGCGGTGGTAGTAGCTTCATGCACCATACCCGCCGCATCACGAACGCTTGGGGTAAAACTTTCCACCGAGCAATCATCGCGCTTTTTGATCCGCGCAACAGTGACGTTAATTGGCTTCCCAACGTCTGCCGCAATCTTAAAATTCTCAGGCGACCATTCAAGAATGGCACGATCAAACCAACCAAACTTGTCGGCAAGGGTATACCCACCGCCAATTGCTGCAATGCTTGCGGCAACGGCTCCAATGGCCTTGGTTAAGTCAATCATTTATTTTAACGATTAAAAATCTGATCCATTATTTGCCTTATTGGTTTGGCGAGTCAGATTCCAAAACATCTTCATCCTGCAAGGGAATTAAAAGCTCCAAGGATTTAATTTTGGATTTTAAGAATGCTATGGTTCCTGCGTCCAAAACATTTTGGTTGAGCGCATTATTGCGTTGCGAGATAAGAAGCTCAAATCTGGCGTTTAGCTCAATTTCGTCAGTCATGTTTTTACCAGTAAGGAATGTATTGAGTAGTTCCGCCAACTTTTATTTTTAACCAACCAACAATGGTTGTGCTGGCTCCAGTCGGGCCAAGAGATGTAATGGTAGTTGCAACCGATCCATTGGCAGTATTGGTGTTTACAAAGTTGACTGCGCCATTGCTTGATCCAGTACCCGCAGTTAAGGTAATGTCGCCACCAACTCCACTAGAGCCATTTGAGGCAGTAATACTGATATTTGAACCGGCTCCAGTAGACCCTCTTGCTCCTGCTTGTATAGTGACAGCACCGCCGTTCCCGGTTGCACCGCCAGCACCACCCGCTAGTGTTAATGCGCCACCGGCAGCAGCCAAACCCCCGGCACCAGCGGTAATTGTGAGCGCTCCACCAATACCGCCTGTAGTAGTTGCTGAACCTGCGCCTGCCGTTATAACAACCGGACCACCGGCAATTGAAGGCACCGACCCTGTTGGACCCCCAAGAATTACAACTCCACCAGAATTACCAGATTGTGTTGCCGAACTCCGTCCGCCTTGTAAAGTAATAATACCGGCTGTGGATGCGGCATTTCCAACGGTTAAAGTTATATTACCTGATGTTGAACTACTAACATCTGATGAATAAATATTAACATCACCTGATCCAACCCCAACCCCGGTAAATATTGATAGTGACCCTGTAGCTTGTGAGCTAGACGTTCCAGTTTTGATTGTTACGGCACCACTATTACCAGACCCTCCGCTATTACTTTCAATTGTTATAGTGCCCGAAGGGTTGGTTGATGCGGTAGCTCCAGATTTAATGCTTACTGCACCACCACCAAACCCGCCGCCAGCCAATATATTGATTGGGCCTCCAGCCCCAGTGTTAGCCGCACCGCCTTGTAAAGTAAGAGTCCCCCCAGTAGCAGCCAAACCCCCAGAACCCGCAGTAATAGTTACTCTACCACCTATACCACCGGTTGTAGTTGTTGACCCATCCCCAGCAGTTAAGATAATAGGGCCACCAACTACTGATGCCACCGCCCCTGCCGCACCTCCAAGTAACACAACCCCGCCAGAATTTCCAGACTGCGCTGCGCTAGATACGCCTCCTTGAAGTGTAAGTATCGGCGCTACCGCCCCTGCCGGTGAAATCCCAGTAATTGTTACATCTCCGGTTCTGGAAATTCTTACAGAATCGCTACCCCGTGTTTGAACCTGAAGTGGATCAGCCGTAGACGCTGCTAAAGTACCAATCTTGTATAAGATTTGGGAACCCGATCCTCCTGTGCTGGCTGTAGTCTCCCCAATAGCAAATCCTGTTTGCGAAGCATTGGTTTGAGTCCAATTCCAAACAATTTGATTGTTACCATTAGAAATGGTTGCCGAGGTTGTTGCCGCAGAAACTGCACTAAGAGCGCTACCCCCTATAGTCGGCGCGGTACTTGCCCATGTTGACCCGTTAGAAGTTAAAATATTTCCAGCGGTACCCGGTGCAATTGCTTGTAACGCAGATGCACCATTACCAAGCAAGACGTTGTTTAATGTTAGCGTAGTCGCACCTGTGCCTCCGTTGGCGACGGGGAGAGTACCTGTAACTCCGGTAGTCAGTGGTAGGCCGGTAGCGTTAGTTAAAGTTCCCGATGAAGGTGTCCCGAGAACGCCACCATTAACCAAGGGCGCACCCGCACTACCTACATTTACAGCAAGAGCGGTGGCAACGCCAGTTCCTAAACCAGATACGCCCGTGCTAATTGGTAAACCTGTAGCGTTGGTTAGCGTAGCTGATTGCGGGGTTCCGAGAATTGGCGTAACCAATGTGGGGCTGGTTGCCAGCACTACGTTACCAGTTCCTGTAGATGTTGACGCCGAGAGTACGTCCGTACCATTACAGTACAGCGCCATACGCACGCCTACAGGCACAGCAATACCAGTACCACCAGAGGTTTTCAGGGTTACCGCGACGTTGGTATTGTTGGTAACGTAATACAGTTTTGACGATGTAGGGCAAGTGACCGTAGCCGCTCCACCGGGAGTTCCTGTAAACGTCAAGAACATCTGCCGCGCTTCGTCAGTTGCTCCGTTCGCGCTAGTCAAAGTGTAGGTTGTACCCGTAAGAGCAATAGATGCTGTACCAGAAATGGCAGCATCAACAAGGTTAGTAACCCCATCGTTTACAGTATTACCCCAAGAAGAAGAAAGTTCACCTTGAACCGGCAGAGTGAAACGAAGATTGGTGGTGTATGAACTTGCCATTTATTACTCCTAGACAGTCGGAATTTGCTGCCAATTTGGTGTTTGAGCGTCGTTAATTGCGCTCCATGCAGATGCAGGCTCACCGATTATAGGTGTCCACCCCGGTGTTTGTGTGTCATCAATGGGTTCCCAGACACGCGGCCTAATGGTGGCCGACTGCCCAACAACAGAGTAAGCGCCCATTGCCGCAAGAATCTTACGAGTCTTCAGTATGCCTGCCGCTTGGCCTGCTACGCTGTACGACCCCGCCTCTGTTGTAACTACTCTACCAAAATCTACCGTTGCCGCTTGGCCTGTTACTGCATAACTTCCGTTGTCTGCAAATAATACGCTGCCTTTTACAAGTGCGGCTATCTGCCCAGCAATGGAGTAGCTGCCGTTGTTAGCCGTCAGAATCCTTGATTTTCTCAGCGTAGCCGCTTGGCCTGTGACTGCGTAGCTACCGTTAGCTGCTGAAAGAACTTTTCCTTTGACCAGAGTTGCGGCCCGACCAGTTACGGCGTAACTACCTGCGGCTGCAATAAGAACGCGGCCTTTAACAAGTGTTGCTGCTTTCCCTGTAACCGCATAGCTACCCGCTGCGGCAATAAGCACTCGGCCTTTAACCAGAGTTGCTGCACGGCCAGTTACTGTATACGTGCCATTGTTGGCCGTCAAAATCCTCGATTTTTGAAAAGTTGCCGCTCGACCAGTTACTGCGTATGCGCCTACGGCAGCGGTTACTACTTTGGTTTTCTTAATTGTTGCGGCTCGTCCTGTAACCGCATAACTTCCCGCCGCTGCGACAAGAACGCGGCCTTTGACCAATGTAGCGTTTTGCCCGGTAACGGTGTAAGTTCCCGAGTTTGCCAGAACAATTTTGGTTTTCTGAATTGTTGCCGCTCGACCAGTTACTGCGTAAGTACCGTTGTTGGCAGTTACTACTTTGGTTTTCTGAATTGTGGCTGCTTGGCCTGTAACTGAATAGTTCCCTGCTGCGGCAAGGAGTGTTAACCCTTTTGCCAGCGCAGCGGTCTGCCCGGTAACCGCATACGTTCCGTTGTTTGCCAGAACAACCTTGGTCTTTTGCAGTGTTGCTGCTTGACCGGTAACTGCGTAAGTACCGTTGTTGGCAGTTACTACTTTTGATCTTAGTAGTGTTGCTGCGCGGCCTGTAACTGAATACGTACCGTTGTTGGCAGTTACTACTTTTGACTTTTGAAGTGTGGCTGCACGGCCTGTAACTGCGTAGCTGCCCGCTGCTGCGACAAGAACGCGGCCTTTAACAAGTGTTGCTGTTTGACCTGTTACTGCGTAGCTGCCATTAGCGGCAGAAAGAACATATTGTTGCAGCGTGACTGACTGCGCCGAGAACGGACTACCAGAAAGGGGCGAGTCACTAAACATTTATGTCACGCGCAGGCAATGTTTAACTTCAAACTTGTGCAGCAACTAAGGCTTCTTGCTTTCGCAAATTGTCCAAATACGCTGCCATATTTCCGTAAAACTTCTTGGTCCCAATGTGAACGCAAGTCATTTTTGGATCAAGCCAGCAATCAAAACCAAGACTGTTGAGCTTCTTAAAAAGCACCGTATCTTCTGAATACAGTTTGCCATCTACGACTTGCACATCACAGACCATGCGCCGTAGCTTGCCCTCATTCTCATACTCTTGGCTAATACCCCATACCGCCATAAATGCTTTTTTGGACAGCTTTACAAACCCAGTCCCAAGCCCTTCGCACTTGATCAATCCATTCGGGTGGACGGATATGTCTTGGGTCTTGGCTACATAAATCTCTGCGTCATCGGTCTTCTTCCGAGCGGTGCCACCAACAACATCTTCTTCCCTTGTCAGCAACTCCATGATCCACTCAGGTGCCCACTCCATATCGGAGTCAATGAAAATCATGTCATCGTAATCACCGTTTACAGCAAGTGCAAAAAGGTCGTTCCGCGCCCGTTGGATAAGGGCGTCGTAACTCATAAAGACCGGGCGAATAAAAATTCCATTGGCCTGCGCTACTCGCACTGTATTCACCAACGAATTGGTGTACCACACATCCAGCCTACCATCGTAAGCTGGAGTGGCTATTAGCACTTTGCGAGGTTCAGAGATAAGCACGGCCTGCCTCAATAGCTGCATTGACTGTGGACATATCTTCGGTAGTCCAATAGTCTTTAGCCACCATTAGCTCAAGGTGAGCCACGTTGCGGTTTACGCAATCTTGCTTGTTTTGCTGTGTGTCGTTTGCCATTTGCTCACCGGCAATTATGGCGTTAATCAGCCATACGCTGTCGCCCATTGCCTTGTAGTTTTGAGCAATTTGCTCTGGGGTTTCTTGATCCATTATTGACCTTTCAGTTGATTTTTAAGAAGTTCGATTTCAGCAGACAGTTCTTGGATTGCCTTAACAAGCACTGGTAACAGTTTCCCGTAGCCAGCTTCTAAGCGATCTGGATTGTTTGCGTACACCAGTCCCGGAATGTTTACGCCAGTTGACGCTTGCGCTGCTTGCAGTTCCTGAGCAATAAACCCAGTGTCGTACTCATTTATTTTGCCACCGTCCCGCATGTTCCAGTCAAATCCTACGGGGCGCAATGCGTTTACAAACGTCAGGCCAGCAGGTAGGTCGCTGATGTTTGTCTTGTCCCGCATATCAGACAAGGCGGTAATGGTGGTAACTTGGCACCGCAGCGTAGCAATGCTTGAGTTACCCAGCGTGATTTCATTGGAAATAGTAGCAGTTGATGATGCTGCGTTGTAACCAATGATGGTGTTGTTGGACCCTGTGGTTAGATCGTTTGTTCCAGAAGATGCTGCACCCGTGCCAAGAATTGTATTCTGTATACCGGTTGTTACTTTATCGCCAGATTCATAGCCAACAGCAGTATTGTTTACTCCGGTGGTGTTGGCGGTTAAAGCCAGATAGCCAAAAGCAGAATTTCCAACTCCACTTGAATTAAAACGAAGAGCGTCTCGGCCAACCGCTACATTTCCAGAACTTGTTGTGTTGTCAAGAAGTGCATTCCATCCAATCGCAACATTGTCGTCACCATAAGTATTTGAAGACAGCGCAGGCGACCCTATGGCAATATTTCGGCTACCAGTAGTATTTGCACCTAAAGCATTTTTTCCTACGGCTGTATTGTTAACGCCTGTGGTGTTTGCTAATCCTGCTTGCCACCCAATAAAAGTATTTGCTGTTCCTGTATTTACATTACCCGCTTGATAACCCAAAGACGTTTCAAAGGGCGTAAGGGTATCCGTTTGCCCGAGTAATGACCCACCCGCCGCCGCAGAAGTCCAAGTAGTGCCGTTGCTGGTAAGTACATTGCCGTTCGTGCCGGGAGCAACAACCTGTACCGCGCTAGTGCCGTTGCCAAGCAAGACGTTGTTCAGCGTAAGGGTGGTAGCACCAGTGCCTCCATTGCCAACTGGCAGGGTTCCGGTAACATGCGTTGTCAGACCAATCTTGCCGTAACTGGGGGCAACCCCCACGCCGCCTGTGATTAGCGCGTTACCCGTTGCTATGTCTGCTAGTTTGGACAGTGCTGTAGTGGTAGAGGCATAAACAATATCACCAACTGCATAAACTGATTGTCCTGTGCCGCCATTTGTGGCAGGCAGGGTTCCGGTAACGCCTGTAGTTAAAGGCAAACCTGTGGCGTTGGTTAAAGTGCCAGATGCAGGAGTTCCCAAAGCGCTGCCGGTATACACCGCTGTGTTGGCTGGGTAAGTGACAAACACATCTTTTGAGCCCGCACCAAACGTGACCAAGGCATTGGCGTTGCTCGACTGCAAAACAGTTGTACGAGCCAATGTAGGGCCCGTTGTGCTGTAAGTGCCGATTCCCGTTTCCCACGTTCCGGCAATAGGATCAACAATGGCGTAATAGGTTGTATTGCCGTTGCCAATCGTTGCAAAAGATTGATAGCCGGTTGCGGCCCCGGCCAAGGTCACGGTTCCTGTGCCTGTTGTGGTCGTTGTTTCTTTGACCCGATCCGACAAAATTAGCGCCATGCTTTATCCCTTGAGTTGTGCCTGCCCACGAAAGTTAGTAACTTGCAGGCCCACACCAGTAAAATAAATTTACTTAGTGCCGCAACATATTACGTAGCTTGGAAAACTCCTTGAGTTGGGTCCAGAGTTACCGTGACGGTTTCGCCAGCAGCAACAGCTTGACTAGCGCCATAATCCCAATAAGCCACTGGGTTGCTCGTCGTTGAATTCCACAGAATAGCGTACCGGAATGTAAATCCAGCGCCAGTAGCCGTCCATACAGCAGGACTAGCCAACACCAGTTTAAACGTACCAGTAGTTTGTGTGGCCGATGACGTTGTTGCCGCATTGCCACCAGCAGTGTAGCCGTTGGCTGTTGCAAGGTCAGTCGTGCCGGGTGTAAACGTGGTATCTGCTGCATTGATGGTGTTGCTCAGGGCAACTTTCCATGCGTCTGTGCCTGCGTTCATGCCTTCAAGCATTGGCTCGATAGCAGCCGTGTATTTGTTGTACGTCGCCATAATAAACTCCTTATGTAACTGATCTGATTAGTGCGCTACTAGCGGTATTGCTAGGCATCGTGACCAAAAATGTGGTTACCGATGTTTTGTCTGCCCCAAAGTCTATAACTGCAATAGACTTGTTGCCCTTACTGGAATTGTAAATTAACGCACCCCTAGCTGTTAAAGCAGAAGTCCACGATGCGTTATTAAAGTTTATGTACGTGGTGTTCGTTGATGGAGTAGATGTGGTCTGGATAGTAACTCCAGTTAAAACCACACCGCCAGCCGTATAACCAGATGCAACTACTTCGTTGGTTGCGCTGTAAACAGTCGTGCTTTGGTCTAGCGTTGCACTATCCGTATACAGAGCAATCTTCAATACATCAGTCAGCAGATCATGCACCCCTTGGTACAGTTCCGCAATAAAGCTATTAGTTTGACACTGGACAAGGCTCATTACAGCACCTGAGTTCTAACTTGCCCGCTGCGGTAAGCGTCTTGCCGAAGTTTGCCATCACCCAAATTCTTAAGCAGGGTAATGGCTTGGACGTACATATCTTGGTACAGTTTGACCATATCCTGCTCACCCTTCATAAACCTAATGGCCTCAACCAATGTTCCATTAAGAAGAGCAGAATCAAAGTTATCGCCTAGCCAAGTTGTTCCAGCGGTGACAATGCTTTCTGGGTAGTAGTAATAATGCAACTCTGCCGCATAAGCAGCATCTGGCGTAGGCCCAACAATGAAACTTAGCTCAGTAGCAAGGTCTGACCGTGGCCCAAACACTGCGTAATACTTAGGTGTACCTGTATCCGACGGTGTTGGGTATGCTTCTCGGATAAAGTTTACATCCTTGTTAAGCAAGTACGTGTACGCGCTCGTTGTTGGGTTTATTACCGCAAGGGAGAATGAGGACAGGAAATCCAGCGGTGCTGAAAGATACTTATTGCCGCTTGTCAGTGCGCCGGTAACATTCTTCCGCAACGATGGAAGCTGAACTGTGTTGTAAATGCGCTGCTCGGTCTGCTGTGTAAACAGCTTGTACTCGTCCGCTGTGAATTGGTTTTCACAGATATCAGCAACATTCGCACACAGGTCAGCGTAGTTCATGCCATCGGACCCCTAGACATTGTGCCTTTAGTAGCGCAGCCTGCACCGCGCATCTTGATGCCGCTGGTCTTCACGCCATCGTAGTCCTTGGATCGGTAGTTGCCGACAGACACGCTATCGTCCCCAACTTTGCCGCGATCACCGCCGTCATAGCCAGCGCTTTGAATGCTGACTTTGCCGCCGCTCATTGTGTGGGGCTCGGCGTAAACGGCGGCAGAGCCAACCTCTTTACCCATGAGCTTTTGACTGAACTTAGCCATTATTTGCTCCGTTTCTGGTTCACGACCTTAGCCATGTTGCGACCATACTTGAGCATGTCCTCATTGGTTTTGCCGCCACTACCACCCTTGCCGCCTTTTTGGACGGGGACAGTTTTGCCTTGAGTAGCCATAAGATTCTCCTTACGTTAAAACGATTGTAACTTGTCCAACTACTGCTAGGCTAACTAGATTGTTGGGCGTTAGCGCAGCATCAAAAAAACTAGCCCCGCCTATCGGGTTCCATCCCCACTGAATATCTCGGTTCTCTACATAGCCAGCAAAGTCTGGTCTTGGGTTGCGTACAGCCTGCGGATCACTTATCGGGTACATACCAAGCTGCAACTGAGGTTGGTCAGGCTCCCAGCAAGTACGGCAAACTTTTACATTGACCTGTTTGGTCTTTACGACCAGTTCTTTCAGTTCCTTCAGCTTATACCGAAACCCGCACCTATCGCACTCAGCGATGGCTTTTGCGCCAACGGTAAACCTATTACTCATACAACCTTTGCAGCCCGTGCCCCACGCGCTTGGCCCCAGCCTTTTACAGAACCGCCTTTTTTAAGGCCAAGTTGGGCTTTGCGCAATTCGCCTTCGTCGTAGCCAGCCTCCCCTGCTTCAGCAACATTTTCACCGGCACCAGCTTTTTTTAGCACTGCTTTTGCCTTTTGCATTTTTGAACCTGTGCCAGTAACTTCGCTGACTCTATCTGCTAACTTTTTGCCGACTCGGTACGCTTTTGCTACGGGCACCGCAGATAACACGGCCTTAGCAAACTCTTCGGGGTTGCCTTCGCTTGCCGCATCAATGCCTTCTAAGGCGGCAGCGCCAATGCCAATAGGGGTTATAAGTTGTGCCGCTTCATACCCAAGTGGGTAGTTTTTCTTTAGGTACTTATGCCCCCGCATTACGAAATTTTTATCAGAATTAGCCATTTTGCATTCCTAACTCACAAACATCTGCCGAGGCACGAATCGGACGGCAGCTTTGTCCCGGTCCTCGTCAGCAGCCAATGCCCAAGCCTCGTCATACTGAGCTTTGAGTACCTGCATACGCTCCATAGCGCCGGGAATCTTCATGGACAGGTAATAGGCCAATCCAGCCACCAAGCAAGGCAAGAACCGGAACGGCACATCCATTGTGTTTATACCGTTACCCGCATCCTGAATACGCCGCAAACGCCAGTACACAAACGAGTACGACTGCGATCCATCTGGGATGGGCCAGAGCGTCACTGTCGGAATAACTTCCTGCCGGTTGATGTAAACCTGAATAGGTCTAGCTTGCGTCAGCTTGTTGGGAATCGTGGAGTACGTAGAAACACTGATCCGGGTAATGGTCAGGTCGGCTTGAGTAGATACGCTCCCAGCCCCCGTGCGGATGACATGCTCCAACAAGTCCACCGTGTACTCAGGCAGGTTGTACGTAGCCGTTCCCTGCACCAACGGAATAGAGCCTTGCTCCACCGTCCACAGATTGATACCCCGGTTGGCCCAATCTGCAAACATCAGGTTCATTGACCGACGCGCCGTTTTCAGGTCATAGCCCGTGCGTAGCTCGGCACCACAGCGCTCAAACGCTTCCTCAACAATCTCACTGAGGTCGAGGTTAAAAGTCGTGACGCCAGAAGTTGCCATAGTCTACTTTGCAGTTAGTGCGGATTGCTTGAAGGCTTTGGCTGTCGGCGCACCCGGTTTACCAGCAGAGCGCATTTTCTCGCCAGAGCCTTGAGCAATCCGTTTACGTTTTGCATGAATGTTCGCATAAAGTCCTGTTTCTCCGCCTTTGGCATACATGGTCACATCGTTAGGATTATCCTTGCGACGGATTGTTTTGGACTTCGGCATCTTGGAGGGGGCAATATCCCCCATGCCACGGCTGGGCCTCATACGATCTTAGCCGCCCGCGAGCCGCGAGCTTGGCCCCAACCTTTGACGCCGCCGCCCTTGCGGAACTCAACATCTGCTTCGTCGGTGAACTTACGCGTCTTTTTGTTGGCTGCGGTTTTGCTGGGGCTCGTGAACTTGGTAGGCTGTGCGCCACGCCGCAGTTCTCCCGCCAATTCAGCCCGTTTGGCTGCGCTGACATTAGACATCGTAGGCTCGATCTTCCGCACCTCTGCGGCTTGTTTCCCGCCCGTGAGCCCACTAAGCGCCTTCCCTGCGCGAGTCCCCATAGCTGCTTCCGCAGCCATCTGCCCCATCTGCACGCCTTTCAGCCCCGCTGTTGCGTTCAGCGTGTTGCTGATGTTGCGACTTAAATCGGAGCCGGTAATCGGATTGACGGCCGGTTCGCCTTTGTCCCGTGGGATTCGCTCCATCGACGATCCCCGCGCTTCTTCGGACATGGCAGGGAGGCCCAACTCTACCTGCGTAGCCGCTTTTGACGGGGCACGCGATCCACTAGACGATGCCGAGCCCCCACGCCGTGTTAGCCCCTGCTGCTTGTTCATGTAGTCGCGCAAGCTCAAGCCCGACTTGGCAAGCTCTTCCTTGGTGACGACTTTGGGCTTTGAACCCGAAAACCTGCCGGGCTTTGCAAACTCCCGAGCGCTGTCGTCAGCGGAATTGGACCCCGGTTCAACGAGGTCAACTGTTTCCCCGCCGTCCCCAAACTTACGTGGCTTCTTCATGTTAGCTCCTTAGCAAATCTTACCGCGAGTTTTACCGCGCTGCGCGATGCCGTCAATAGCGCCGCCCTTGGCGTACTTCTTCGCGGGCTTTGGTGCCGACGCTTTCTGTGCGGGGGCAGGAGCCTGCTCCGTAACCGTTAGCGACTTCGCATATGCCTTGTCAACGGTGCCTTTTTGTTCGGCACGGGCATCATCAATCTCTTGTTGAGTAGGGCGTCCCATTAGCACTTACCCCCGCCCATCATGGTAACCATCTTGCCCTTGGTTTTACCCTTGGACTCAATGCCACCACCACGAGCATATTTGGTTGGCTTTTCCATGCCAGATTTGCCATGTACGC